ATAAAAGACTCGTAATCCATTGTAGTTACCAATCTATTCTGAGCTGAAAATATTAATGGAGAATTATTTCTTATTTCTTCAACAGTTTCAGAAGATTTATTTGGAATAGATGCAAACGTATTTTTTAAATTTACTTGTAATAATTCATTTGCAGTCATATATCCGTTAGGATTTCCAATATCAGTTAAAATATCTGATAGTCTTTGAGAGTTAAAATTAAAGAGTTTACTTTCATTCAACAAATTAGAACCAATTTGACCATATGTACCATCACTTTCCAAATAATATATTTGGACTTCATCATTTTGCTGCAATGATTTTCCATTAATATTGTTACCGAACTTAATTTCTATGTTATTATTAGCATTAAAACGCTTTTCAAACACTTTCGAAACGTTATTATATAAGAATAAATTACTGACCTCATCCCACTGACTCCATTTTTGAGTATTAACATCTTTCACATAAACAAATATATTATTATAATCTACAAATTTGTTTAAAAAAGTAGTATTATTGTAGTTCACATTAACTACAACATTCTCAAATAATTCACCAATAGCAATATGAGGAGTGTATTCCTTAAATTTACCTTGATATAATAAATTATTAGCTCCTACAGACGATATATATTGCTCATTTGATATAGTTTTATTAAAAGGTACATCGATATTCAACGAATACGAAATTCCATTCACATTTATGAATGAATAACGTTTTATATTATATGCATTTATAGGTAAAGATGAAGATCCATATGCATCAAACTTTACAGAAGCAGTAATTGGCCCATTTGGCTTATAAGCAACCAATGAAACAATCTTATTCATATTTTCCAGCAATTCAGTTTGCGAAAACAATGTATCAGAAGCTGTCTGATTTAAATAAAACATCAAAACATGATAACTATAAGACAATACATCAACTAAACCAGATATATTACTACCCTCAAAATCAATATCAGGAAATAATCCACTATTTTTGAGTCGATTTGTTATTAATTGCTTCATGCTGGTTGCATCAAACGCAGCATAAGCATTTCTAGGTAGGTTAAAATCTGTATAATTTGATGTGCTCATTATTAAAATGTTCTAAGATAGTATCCATTTTTGTCTAAAGCTCCAAAAATAGATGCATTACTAATATTTAGGGCAGGAATATCAAAGTATATGTCCACATCCATTTCATTTATGTCTTCAAATATAGTAATACTAACATCTGTAAGTTTAATTCTAGGTTCATATCTACGAATTTTAGCGTATATATCACCTCTAATAGACATAGCCATTTCTTTTGTTAGTAATTCAAACAAATATCGTCTAAAATCTAATCCAAATTCGGGTTCAAGCACTTTTTGCCCCGGAGACGTTGTAAACAAATTAACTAAAGAATTTCTAATAGCATTAAAATCATAATCGACTTCAAAATCATTTATTTCGCCAGAATTATTTAAAAAATCATTAATTGCGTATTTTTCAGTTAAATCTAAATGCAAATCTGCATATAAATAGTCTTTAGTAACATCCGCGACTCTTGGAACACCATTTAAGCTAAGTTTAGACATAGAATTATTTAATCCACAAAGCTAAATAGTATTTATGCGGAAGAATTTTTTAAAATTATATGAAAAAACAATGGATGCATTAGTAAAGAATGTAGATCCATTCAGAAATGACTCCAGAAACGTTCAAGGAGGCTTTTTAGTTGGTGATTATGTTAAATTTTGTGATAATTACAAGACTGATGATGCATATAAAGGTCTTTCAGACTGGATTAGAGGAGAAATTGATCGAATTTTGGAAAGAGGACTGAATTTAAAGGTTCATATGATCAATACACCTACTCAAACTGTGCAAGCTGGTAATCCAGGTGTAAGAAATGGCCCAAACAACACAGTCACCATCGTATGTGACGAAGGCGGAGGTAGATACTCAGATAAAATTGAAATTCCAATGTGCTGTTTGGAATTAGTACCAAGAGATGGTATTAATTTGATGAAATTTCCAGACAAATTCAATTACAGAACCTTCCACAGTGCGCCTGAAGTACTAAAAGATATTCCAAGTACCACAAAACCCAAAGGCCACGACTATAAATTAGGAAAATAATGCTATTTACATAGCATTTGAGCTAATTGTATCATACAAATGAAACAATTAATCTCCTTATCTTGCACAGATGCAGCTCTATATAAGAATTCTCCAATAATTAATATCGCTTCTTTCTTAATTAGATCATTTAATTGATGTTTATAGATGAATTCTAATAAACTTTTCAATAAAATGTTATAATCTGAGCAAAACTTAGCTTCATTTTCAATTAAAAGCTTTCTCAATTCTAAAGATTTGCCATTTTTAAGATGCTCAAACACTTCAGTTAAGAAATAATTATCAATAATTGACTCATTTACTATCAAAAATCCATTTGATACCAATCTTTGTAATGTATTAAGGCATTTCCTAACATCTGGAAATAATGAATACACCAATTGTACCATTTTTTGAGCATTATCTTTGTCAACAATAACATTTTCTTTCTTTAAAATGCTATAACAAAGCCTTACGACATCCTTTTTGTCATATTTTAAAGAAAATTGCTGAGTTCTACTAATTAATGGATCAATTAGCTTGTTTTTATAGTTTGCAGTGAGAATACATCTAGTAGTATCATGATAATACTCCATAGATCCACGCAGAGCGCCTTGTGCTTCTCTAGAAAGACCATCAACTTCGTCTAAAATAATAATTTTTAAACCACCATCAAATGACTTTGATTCTGAAAATGTGATGACTTTGTTACGAATAGTGTCAATTCCATTCTCATCAGAGGCATTTATGTACAAATAATCGCAATTAAGCAATTCTTTGGCAATAATCTTAGCTGTAGTGGTCTTTCCAATGCCAGCAGAGCCATAAAACAGCATATGCGGGATCTCTTTAGAGAGTTTAAACTCTAAAAGCTTGTTTTTAGTGTCATCATCAATTAAAAGTTGATTAATTGATGATGGACGATACTTCTCCACCCAAATATTGTTAAACATAGTAACATTATACACTATCTTCCCGAAGAACCAAACCCTTTTTCGCCCCTAGAGGTCAAATCCTTCTCTGTAGACCATGAAATGCTTGGTTCAACTAGATTATAAATGACTAATTGTGCTATTCTATCACCTTTTTTGACAGAATAAGGAGTATTGGTGTTGTTAATCAAAGCAGCACCTAGTTTTCCTCTATAAGAACAATCAATAACACCCGGAAACGCCGTAATCCCATGTCTAAAAAACATTCCAGACCTAGATTCTATCCTAATCCAGTATCCACGCTCAATATACGCAATATCCAACCCAATTGGAACAGTAATTGTGCTGTGTTGAGCTATTTCTACGTCTTCAACTGCATAAATATCATATCCAGTATCTCCAACCTGCCATTCTTTGTTGTTTCTTTGTGGTAATTGAGCATCTTCATGCGTTTTTACAAAAGAAATTCTAATATTAGGCATAATTATCGATTCTGTACAAGCATTTTCACTCATATCTACATATATTAATCAAAAACTCTTCTATTACAAGGCAAAACTTAACTTTTTAAGTGTTATTAATAAATAGTTTTATGGATTTAGACCAAAATACTACTGAAAATGCTGATAATGTTGATGATATCATTAGTCAACTTAGAGATTTTCCAACAGTAGTTAAAAAATCAGAAGAATTAAGTGAAATAATAGATAAAAATAAAGTACAAGACTTTGTAATTGAATACTCCACCAGATTAATAAAGTCAGCTACTGAATCTGTCGAGTATGTAAAAGACATTGTACAAGCCGCACCAACTCCAGATGACGTTTCAGCACTAGCAGAACTAATAGGATCTACTTCAACTGCACTTGACATTTTAAATAAAATGGCAATTAGCGATAAAAAAATTGATACTTCTATCAAAATAAAACAAATGGATATTGATAACAAGCAAAAACAATTAGAAACTAAAGTTGCTGCTACTACAATGTTATTAACTAGAGAAGAAGTAATGAAACAATTAATAGAACAATCTAATAAAATTAAAAAACCTAAAGTAATTGATATTTAAGTTGTCCAAGGTTGCGGCACCTTTGCCCATTTATTCAACCAATTCTCGTTTAACGCATCTCCATCATTCCAAGAACAAAACTTTCTATACTCAGAATCCATTTTTACGTAATAATTGTGATAATCGCTCTTAGGACTCTTTGCATAATGCTTTACACGAACCCAATCAGTTTTGCTAACAAACATTGCAGCAAATTTTGAAGCTTCTTGAGGATTCCATTTAGGAATTGGCTGTGCAGTGTCTGCAACTTGAATACTAAGCTTTAATTCCGCTGATCTTCCAGCTAATCTGCTCTTATAGCTCTTATCAGGAACAAATTCATCAATCAAGAATTTGTAATTTACTCCTTTTATAGCTTGACCCTTTGTCAAAAGACCCGGCGCAGACACATCGGCCACTTGTCGTCTTTCAATAAATGTTTCACCTGACTTAGAAGTGCATTGAATAATCAATACATCACCATATTTTACAATTCCGCTACCAGTTTTTGGTAAAACTTCAGGACAAACTGCTATAGTCTTCAAGGGAACAATCATACCTCTAGTTCCAAGTCCAATTTCAGACCCAGTATCTGGAGTTAAATCGCCTCTTTCTCCATATGA